TTTCCATTTGCAGCGATACCATAGTTTGCATACTGTTCTTGTTGATAGTAAATAATATTGTTTGTTGCATCAAACTCAACAACTCTACCTACTGCACCTGTAGTTGACTGTGTAATAGTTTCATCAATCTCATATGGAGCAGACGGAGCGCCTGTAAGTGTAACACTAAATGTTTGTCTTGCTGTTGATGCAGTTGAAACTGTTGTTGTACCAAAATTAAATGGATCTTTAATAATACCAACTTCTCTAAAGTCATTTGCGATTGTAAAGTCTGAACCTTCATTCTGTTCCAGTTTAACATTAGTCATCACAAAATGAGCACCAAGTTCATATACTGCATCAAATCCATGTCCACCCTTTGGTGAAATAATTGGTTGAATTACACCACCAGTACCACTACCGATATTACCAGCAGTAGTTAACCCTGTGTCAGTATATACATTTGATAAGTCCACATTAGCGAACCTATAACCAGTTCCACCAGCATAAATATTTGTACCAGCAGAACCTTGAGATGCAATTGAATTTCCTGATACTACAATCTTGACGATACCATTCGCACCATCTCCATCCACTGGAGAGTAGTAAGTTCCATCTGTATATCCAGAACCACCAGTAACACGAACAATGTCCAATGATCCGTCTACGGCATCACCCGATACTGTTGTATCAGTGCTTACTGGAATAAAGTCAGATGTTAGAAACTTAGTAACTTCTGAAGTTGTAATCTTATACATGTATTGTAGTCTATACCCACCCAACTCAAAAGGAGTTGAAGTTTCAGACGTAGGTTCGTTACCACTATACACAGCACCACCATTATTGTCAAGTACTTTATAGACTCTATAGTCAGAAGTCATAAAGTAATATGTACCAGCATACAAGTTTGTTGCACCACTTGATGTTGGGTTAGTTGAACTAATATCATGTTCATACATATCAAATCGAGTATTGTTAGTCCAGTTCCGTCTTGGAATAACGTATGAAACATCCGAAGATGAGATTAATTTGGCAGCAAGCATAGAATCCCATTTGTAGTGTTCCAGAGTTACATCATCATTTGGAACTGGCGGAGAGTTATCTGAACCACCAGAAGTAGATAGTGTGAATGGAGTACTCTTACCAATAAAAAGGTAATATCTTGTTGGCGCTGCCTCAGAGAACGATTCAAAGAATTGTTCTGCATTGTGTTGCCTGAAATGTTCAGTAATAATTGCTGCCATTGTTTTTTCCTATAATCTTATAATACTATTTAGTCTGTTCTCAACTAGAAGTTTTTGTTTATCTTATAAACCATTCTTCAACAGTTTCAGAAATGTCTCGCATTTTTATCCAACGATCACCCATAGTCTGTCCACTCAATATTCGAACCTGTCCAAGAAGACCTACTACTACCCACTCATCTCTATCTTCTCTTGGTGAGTAAGTAAGAGATGGATCATAGTCTGGGTTTTCTCTACGATGTTGAAATTTTAATCCATTACCATCATGTGTTGTAGTTACAGCATCATCTGGTATTGTTACATCTTCTGGAACTTTATGACTTTCATATGATTTTCCATCAAAAGATATTACGTTATGGTCATCCATGAGATACACACCAAAATCATCTGTTAGGTATTTTTCACCCCATTTAGACCAACCAGAATTACCTACCATAGCAGAAATTTGTCCATCATCTTTAGGACGAATAACACCTATAATAGAACTTACTGGATCATCTGATGTAGCTGCACGAACTTTATTGTTGTCTAATACTACTGTAGTTCCTCTTGGTATTGCATTACCTGTTGTCGTTTCAAAATACTCTGCATAGTCAGCACCGCCACCATTCCAAGAACCATCAGCATACGCTTGACCATCTCCACGCAGTTTGAACTCATCATCTCCTAAATTACCAGAAGTACAAACTAAAAAATCATACCCAGAAGACTCACCACGATTACATAATATTCTTTGCACATCACTTTGGAATGAAGAATCTTCTGCATCAGCAGTAAAACAGACGTTATTGTTTAGGTTACTAACCATTTGGTGACCAACTATGTTGCCTCCCCAAGTTCTGTAGCTTCCATTATGGCTTGCTTGAAAAGCACCTTCTGATATTATTCGTGCATTTTGTGTTGCTGCTGCTGTAGCACTAGAACCGGCTGAAGGTGCTGTGTACCAACGATGTGTACCACTTTGCTGACTGTAAACTGAAACAGCGCCTTCCCTTATATGCTGGAAATCACCACTTGCGTTAAGTATAGCATTACTAGACAACATGCACCGTCTGTCAGAATTAGAAACATCTAGATTAAACAAAGAACCAGATTGACCTAATTGTAAAGCTGTGGTATTAAACGATGTACGCCAACTTGTGCTTGGTATTGTGCCAATACCAACATTGCCTGACGCTGTGACCCGCATATGTTCATCTTTATTCGATGTACCATCATCATCAACTATACCAAATTGAAATTCTCCAGTATTATTAGAAATATATCTAACCTTGTCAGCGTTGTTTGCATCTTGTAAAAGTACAAACGGCCCATTTGAAGAAACCGTCAATCCAGGCGCAGCGTTTCCAGTAAGACTTAATGGAGAACTTGTTCCAATCCCCACTAAATTATTAGAACTATCTACCTTTAATGTTGTAGTATCTACTGTAAGATCAGCAAGGGCCATCCCAGTTGAGTCAGAATCAATCTTTGCACTCGTTACTGCATCATCAGCTATATCGGCAGTGGCAATTGCACCGTCAAGTACCGCTGTGGATTTAATTGTATCAATTGCCATTTTTTAATATCCCTTAGTATAAATCATTCCAAGAAGTGCCATTGTAGACAACCGCCTTGTTTGTATCAGTTTGATACGCCAACATTCCAGCAGCAGGAGATGCAATCCCAGCAAGGGCAGCTGCATCAGCATAAGCAGGAAGATTGAAAGTTGTATTTGCAGTAACCGTTGTGCCTGTAACTGCGGCAGGAGTTGTTCCACCAACGATACCGTCAATGTTTCCTGTCACGTTACCAGTTAAGTTACCTGTGAACACACCAGCGATTGCACCAGCACCAGTAATAGTAGGTGCAGTCAATGTCTTACCAGTAAGTGTCTGTGTTGCAGCAGTACCAACGAGTTCTTGGTTTCCACCAGCAGGAAGTGTCAATGTGTTTGTTACACCAGCACTATGTGGTTGTGCAATAATCTTTTGTCCGTGTGAGTTTTGTTCACAGTTCAGTGTGATTGCACCTGAGTTTGAACCACCACCTTGAATCTCAACTACTTGGTTTGCAGCAGTGATTTCTAGTTCACCAGTTGCATTCTGAATACCTTCAGTAGTCAGAGTTGTAATTGTTTGAGAGGTTGTAGTTCCACCAACTACGCCGTTGATGGTAGGTGCAGTCAATGTCTTGTTAGTCATTGTCTGTGTTGCAGTTAATAGTGCAACTGTATCAGATGACAAAGTAGAACCATCACCAAGTTTGGTATAGATTTCTACGAAGTTATCATTAATCTTGTCTCCGCCGGTGCGAAGGTCATCACCTGATCCATCGTTAGCGGCGCTTCCAAGTCCTAGAGGTTGGTATGCCATATTGGGTTTCTCCTAAATTCTTTCTTTTATTTATAAGACTTTATCAACTACCTATGTCAAATTTCTGTGTTGATGAATCAAATGTTATTGCATTTTCATCGAATGATGTATATACTGCACCCGCTGTTGTTCTTGTGTTTCCACTACCGACTGCCTCATCAAAGGTATTGGTTGTATTATCAAAAGTCATAAAGTTATTATCAAATGCGTTTACTGAACCAGCACCACTTGTTCTGATTTGTATCTCGCCAGGCGGCGGTACATTAATCCTAGTATGAAACGCTGCTTCGGGTATTCTTATATCGTTGGCATCAAATGAAAGTGCAGTTGAGTCAAACTTGTTTGCAGTACTATCAAATGTTTCTACTGAGTTTGTTGCAACAGATACTTGATTGATACGGAACTGTCCAAACTGATCAATATTAAAGTATGCACGATTGTCGTGATTATTCTCAGCAGTTCTATAGATGCCTGGATAGTGTGGTATCGCTTG